GAGTAAAGGACTCGGCCCAAGTTCAACTCGCGTGGTGGTTGCGTGTTAACCGAATTACCGACATTCACCACGATGGTAGTGGCTTTGTCTCCTATAACCGAGTTAGAAATTGTGAACCCTGTATCTACTTTTTGAACGAGTCCGGTCCCTTCACTTATCGTAAGACCGGAAAGAACACCAGGACTATTATCAACATAATAGTCACCCGGAGCGATTTCCAGCATGACCTTGTCGTACCGGTCGTTGTTCTGGCCGGAGCGACGGGATTCTCTAACACCTTCAAGCAGCGCACGTTCAATGGTGCGGAACGGACGATCTTTATCAAAGCCCCTGTTATCGATTGAATCTTCGCCGATCGTCTGATCGATGTGGATTGTGTTTCTGGAAAGAGGAGTGAAAGAGGCGTTAGATCTGTTGCATCGGGGGGCTTGAGGGACGTTTACAAGTCCGCCAGTACCATTCGCATACAATGCCACTGTTTCGTCATATTGCCTGTAGCACTTGCCAAGTGTCGGGTCGGCTTGTGACGGCTCGAAACTGTATACTCCTGCGGAAAGAATGGGGTATGTGGTGGGCAATCTGGCCCCGTCCGGGCACTCGGCAATAGTCCTATCGCCAATAAACTCTTTACCACCACAAGAAAGGAACGTACCAAGAACCGGATTGCACTCTGATCCCGGTGCCTCTTCAAACTTCCACTGCTCGGTAGCTGCATGGTAAAACAGCTCGAGATGCGCGTCTCGGATGTTTACAATCCAGTCGTCTGGAGACCCGTTGAGTAATTCGTTACTTACGGGGTTTGTGCGAATAATTAAAGGGAAACGGTCGAACGTCCCGGAAATATCGACTAACGCGATTCGGTCGCTGTCGCTGGGAGATTCGGGAAGCGTGACAATAATGCTGCCGTTACTGGTATCTGTAATTACTCTGTCCGAGACTAACGCAGTGTAATCGTCGCGCTGGATGGGGGTGTTAGAAAGATTTCTCGGGTACGGATTAAGAGCGGAGATGAAGGTGTGTGGGCGGATGTCAATGTAACCAGTACCAAAGACTTCGCCTGTGTCGGGATCAGTGGCCAAGCCGTCGCCATTCGTGTCAAGAGTGATCTTCGCCAGCGGAATATGCGCTTCGTTAACGCTTGGCAACGAGCTGGACACCGAGACGGTGTAAGGTGCGTCTTGCTGTTCAAGCAGGTAAATGTAAGAGACTGTTCCCGCGCCACCCAGCAACTTGATGTTTTGCCTGGGCCAGGAAACAGCGTCCCCCGACCGGTTTATAAAGCTTCCCGCCTCAATTGTTACACCTTGGCCACCCTCGAATGCGAAAGTGGACGGCAACCCTACAACCGCTAAAAGTTCGTTTTCATTTCCATTAAGTACGATACCGTCATGAGCAAGACGACCGATGGCGGTCTCCGGCTCAAGCCGGGGATTAGCAATCTCCCAATCCTTAATAGCGTCGCGCTGGCCAATATCCCAGCCTTCCTGCTCACCGCTAGTCGCTACGTCATAGTAATCAGAGCGGGGCTCCCCGGTAAACTCCGTCCCTTCCTGGACTTTATTCAGATACTGGCTAGAGACTACTTTGCCGTTTTGAAAAGCGATTTTTTCCACAATAAGCTTAAACTACTACTCAGCTTTCAACGACTTTCGCCCACAGTACTCTTGCGATCCAAGCGGGTCGAGGGCCAAAACTACTCAGCTCGATAAGGACTTCGGCCCCTGTTTCTGCATAATCGTCTAACGAGTTTCCACTTGCCCAGTCAACCGGGTAGTCGAAGTAGGCGGAAAATGTCGTCAACGGTTCGCCTACAAATCTTGCCAGAATCCGTATTTCGCGGTAATTTCCTGGCCTGACCTGGAGCGGATCGGTGTTCGGAATGGGTAAATTATCCGGATCGGTGATGTCAAGTTCGAGGTAGTTGCCAGCGAACAAGTTACCCGCGATCGGTTTATTAACGCAAGCGCCTCCTAACTCGACAGGGAATCCAGACTGGTCAAAGACCCATGCTCTGCCGTCTGCCGTGTTTGTGACAATCTCGCCTTCGTCCCCGTCCCCCAGAAACGGTTCTTCGTTCGCCAAAGGCGTACTTAAGTTCTGAATACTCGCTTCTGCCATTTGAAAATAAATTCCTATACACCTTGCCTTCAACGAGTTGAAAGCCAGTTATAGGGTAAAAATTCTTGTCTACTTACGCCACGGATTCCTGGTCGACAATTACCGGTCTTGCTTCGGTCGCCTACGGGTCGCCCGAGAGATACCCGGAAGTAGCGAATCAGGTAATTGCGAACTCGCCTGTCGGAGGGATTGTAAACAGCATGACCCCGGCCATGTTGATCGAGCAAGCGTTAACCGAGGATAAAGTCTTTTCTGCTCTTGAACAAGAGTATGAGACTAATCGCGAGTTTTCTAGGTACGTAAACACGCCGGGAAACAACCTGGCCAAAGTTGCCAGTAATTTGCACAAAAACGTCTTGACATCATATGGCGAGATGTCTAGTTATGAGACGTCATTGTCCAGTGTTATTGACTATCTAGAAGTGCCCGGGATTTCCGGCCCCGGCCTTGTCAACAGGCTTAAAAAAATCATACCCGATCTCGAAGTTTACTCTAATCTCGCATCTGTAGTGCCTGCACGCAAGCCGGACAAATTGCCAGCCGGTTCTTTATTGCCGCTTTCCGACTCGGTCGGTTTGACATCTGATTACAGAGGGGTCGAATTCTCTACAGGGTATCTTACTCCGGAAGATTATTTCGCCGGTATCGCTTTGCCCGGGGCTGGGTCTACGGCTCAGAACCTTCCCGACACAATTCTTAAATCGTTGTCAGAAGGGTATGTCGGTTACGCTACTACCAGTCCTTTGGAATCGCTGCTCAGGCCGGGATTAGACTCTCTTCTCTCATTAAGTGATGTCCAAGAGGCGAGGAACGTGTCTCGCTCTCTGGCTGGCCTGGGGACTATCGGCACGATTCGAGACTTTACTGGCATCGGAGCATTAAGTCCTGCTGACCAGAAAATGTACGCTGTTGATGTGGCGAAGCTTGTGGTGGAGATTAACGGTTATACTACCTATCAACCTGAAATTAATTCTAACGGCGATTTCATCACCCCGTTAAAGGATACGGAGAACTCTGACCCGGGCAGAGGACTCCCATTCTCGCAAAGAACCCGTACTACAACCTTTTGATATAAGTTATGGCATTAGAGATATTCGCACCAATACTGCCTCTGCAGCTTGATAATAGGAATGTAGGAGACATCGTCCGAGCTATACAGACTCGAATGTTTATCGAGTCGGACGGGACGCTTAATGATTTTACCCCCGCCTCGCCTTTGTCCGCGATAAGCGAGGGCCAAGGGTTCGCCCAAGCCGAACTTCTATACTATTTGAATACTTTGCCCGAGGCTGTTACGTTGCAATGGCTTAGGAGTCTGGGTGTCCAAAGAAAGCTGGGATCTAGGGCATTGGCTGAAGTAACCTTTTACAAGGTTCCGGGATATAGCAGGCCTGTGACTATACCAGGTGGGACGAGGGTGTTCGCCAGAAGCGGCCAATCCTACATCTTGTTGGATCAAGTGCAAATTGTCGACCAAAGCGCTGTTGGCACGGTACAATCCGAGCGTTGGGGGGAAGTTTATAACGTAGCGCAGGATGAAATTACCCGCGTCGAGCGAAATTTCCTCGGGCTCGATTTCATTACTAATCTCGAACCGGCATCGGGCGGTACGGATCTTGAAACCGTTGATCAGATGAAGATCCGGGCTTTTGAATTGCTGGGGCGGAGAAACCTTACATCGAGAGAAGATTACAGGTCTGAAGTCAGAGCAATAGCACCTGAAGCATCAATTGTCGAGGTATTGCCCTATGAGGAGAGGTTTCAAGACGATGTAGAGAATAATCGTGGGATTTTTATAGTGGCGGGGGGAGAGGACGGCTCGCCTTTGACTACTGCGACTCAATCCGTCTTGTTAACATCGCTTAGAGACCGAACCCCTATCGATGTTAAACTGTTTCTTACACCTCCAACTATTCTACCAGTTGAGGTCGTGGTGAGTATATCTTGGAATCCGAGAATTACTACAACTTTTAGTGATACTTTAGCTTCACAAGTAAACGATTTATTAAAAGGTATTTTCTCTCCGTCTAGTCTAGGGTTAGGGACCAACGTCTCTTATACTGATGTTTCCCGGCAAGTGTTAGCCCTGGACTTCGTCCAAGATATCCCTATTCTCGACCTTAAAGAAATGGCGTTGGATCCGGAGATTACCGGGAATACGGATGGAGTTTGTGGTAGATTTCTCGGTACGGAAGACGAAGAAACGCTAACATGCTCGTACACTTATAACCAATTCGTTGATAGAGTGTCTGCCTCGTCCCTCATATGCCCGAACAGCACTTCGGCCTTTAGACTCTATCGCTCAATCGTTTCTTTAACCTCGGTCATCGACTCGACTACCATCACTTACACGTACGACAATTTATATGATATCGTCTAATAGTTCTTGGGATCGTAAATCAAGCAAAAGGGGAAAGTCTCCGGCTTTTGCCCTTAATCCGGCTCGTGTGAACTTCCAGTTCGCCAATGACAGAGCGAGGAGTAAAATATTTCAGCATGTAATCGGCCAAGTGGAGTTCACCCAAGACGGCCAAAGCAGGAACCGGGCAAGAGACGAGGTAATTCAAAGGGAGTATGACCAGAAGACTCTGTCCGAGTACAAATACAGAAGTATTTCGCATGTTCATACCATTCCTGTTCTCCTGTCTGATGAAGTAGAAGTCTTGGCACATGGAGTACCCGTCCCAAATGGCTTAGAAAACTGCGCCATGGCCGGGATGAGTTGCAGCGATGGTGCAAGTAATACTGAGTGTGAAGTGGGAAAGTGCGTTATTGGAAAACTGATCAATGAAGAACAGGGCAAATGGAGATACGAGTCGTATACTGTTCCCGACCTATACTACTATTTATACGGTGAAGAGGTTGTAGAGACTTTGTCTGTTTCACGGGGAGTGTTTCCACTCCCAGGAACAAATGAATCGGTAAATGTTGACAAAGTGGCTAGTGTCTACTCGACAGTATATTTGCCGCCAAGTACGTATTCGGAAGAGAGTTTTACAAGGAGAGTAGTAAAATTTCTCTCCCCAACCTCCTTCCAGGATTCGTTAGATATATTTGTCCGCCTTATACTCAGCAGCGATATACTTGCCACCGTGCCACTCGAGAGAAAGACTTACGACCGGGTATTCAACTCTGTCACAGAGTCTTTGCCATTAGCATGGTCTGAATTTATAGCTGCAGGATTAGATGAGCTTTGGGATGACAGAGAAAATCTTACGAATAGAGAGTTTGTAGCAGAATCTTATAATGTGTTGGGCTTGTTGTATCAAAGAGCAGTGCAATTCGCGCTAAGCTCTTTCCGACTGCCTGCGATTACAATAGACGGTCAGATTTCCCGGCCTGTGTATAACAGGCTTCCTGGTGTGTCCGGGGCGTATAATAACGAAGACAGTGATTCGGATGTTGCAAAATGGCTGACTTCCGGCTCGGATATGGAACTCAGCGATTCCAAGACGCGAATAGACTGGTTTTATAATAATTTTCTCGACCCGGAAACTTGCTATCCGCTAAACCTGGACTGGATCGCTCAGCACATGGGTTTTATCGGCGAGATGTGGAACTTGGAATGGGATTCCCCGTTCAAACGCTTGCTTTTAAGGAATGCTCATAAGAATGATTTGCCCGAAGGCGGCTTATGGACTCTAGACCCGGAAGAAGACAGTTTAAGAAGACTGGATTTATCACAGATCGAAGTACTTCAAGGTACCAGTACCATTGCTCGATACAGGAAAAAGACCTTTAATGGTGATAGCGATTTTGTTGAGGAGAGTGTGGTCTCTGACTTGGTGATAGACATTAGTCAATGGCCAGGACTTATCCCAGCCAGGGGCTCTTTACTGTCCGTATTGTTCATGTTCTGGGCTTTTAATATAAAGGCGGTAAGTGGTGAGGAGTTTGTTCAGGACGGAGATGGATCGTATAGGGTAAGAAGCGGGCTTAGGCAGGCAGAATCCAACGCTCCGGTTAACTTGCCCGTTGTCTGGGACGTTATTCATGTGGGGACCGAGCAAGACGCCGAGGTGGGGATGTACGCCAATCAGCTAGTTGCAGGCATGGCTGTTTGCCGAGACGTTAACTTGTCGAACACTATTGTTATAAGAATGCCGTTTTATTATAACAGGGACGGGAGGACTTGGGATGCCGCTAGGAGTATAATGGATAACTGGATGACCGCTACGGCCGATAAAAAGCTGCAGTACGGGTACCCTGTAGCTGATTTGCTAGTGGCTGAGGATGTATTTTTTGAAATAGAGTCATGAGCGAGTTTTTTAAACATGCCGGGGTGATGGCCCGAGCGCAAAGCAGGATTGTCGAAACGTTAGGTGTGCCTTTTGCCGACCCCTTTAACGAAGAAGCGGTAATCATTGATGTTAACGATCCCAAAAGGCTTGGCAGGGTCAAGGTCACTACGGACGACGGATTCACCTCTAAATGGATCCCTGTGTCCGGTTCGAGTAGCGGCACGTTAAGCTCGAGATATATCGGCTCGAACGTCTTGGTTGGTAAGACAAATGGCCGAAGCGAGAATATGTATGTCATCGGTATTGTTAAGAATGACAAGGACGTGGGGTTGAATGGGTCGCCGTTTCAGCTTCCTATAATCGATGAGAGCATGGCGGTCTGGAATGGATCTTCTGATCCGGGAATGACTTGTAACAAAGAGAACGAGGGGCGCACGTATATACTGAGTAACGAAATCAATCAAGATGTTGTTGTCTGTCTTAGGCGGAGTAGCCCTCAAGTTGGTAATAAACCGGCTTGGGCGTGGAAATCCCTGACCAACGGGCTTTGGATCGAAAAGGGTATTAACCCGGGGAACGAAACCACAATCCCGATCGAGCAAGCGCAGTTGAGAAATCCGGGAATACCGGAGTGTACTGAGTCACTGCTTGGCGAGAAGCACGACTTTTCTGAGGATAGGGGATTCAGAACGACAAGCATGGTCTGCAGAAGGGATGAGAACGGCGAGTTTGGCTGGATCCCGGAATCCTCTCCTCCTGTATTCTTCAGAACCACTTTGCCTACTTGCTCAGAGAAATTGCACGGCATGGAGGCGGTTGTAGACGATGGAAACAACTCGGAAATTGTAAAATGTTTGAGATATCAAGGGCTTATGAGGTGGGTGAAGGAGGGTAAAAGACTCCCGCACAAGTTTCACAAAAAGGATAAACCGCTTACTAAGGTGGAATTTCTGGATGGGTATGGGCCGGTGCCCGCACTTGAAGAGGGCGGGTTCGATTGGCTCAAGGAACCAGAGATTATTGAAACAATCTTCGATACCGTAATCTCTAACATCCCTTTGACTAATACAGATCCGGCCCTTAGGAACGCATTGCAACTGGCGGGGCTGTTACCGGCTCAGGCGTTTAACGGCGCGCAGGTATTGTCTACCGCTGCGAGAGAGGCGATGAACCGCAGACTCGGGGTTCCTGTCGACACTTTAACTAACACGTTGCGTCAAGAGCTAGATAGAGATGGAAAACTTTCGTTTGAAACTGCACAACTATTAACGGGCATAGGTGATGCGGGCAGAGTGTTAACTAACGGGGTTGTTGGGGGCACGGTTGACCAAGCCCTGGTAAATATCGGCCAAAACGCCTTAAGAAATTCGCTGCTTTCGTTAAGTCCGCAGACCGCGTCGGTAATGACCGGCTTGATGTCTGGAGGAGTCTGGGGCGCGATTGATACAGCCACTATCCTCGGGCTGAGTAAACTCCCCCCTGAGGTGAACAAGTACGTCCAGCCGGTTGTCGGAATCGCCAGGAACGTGCTCGCGGGGTATCCCACCGCCTTAGGAAATATTCTTAACACCGCGTCCGGGGGAGGGCTGACCGCCGCTGTTTCCGGTACGTTTAACTCGCTGCTCGGCAGGAACGCAATAACGCCTCAGATCCTGTCCTCTACCGCCTCGTTGATTGGGGGTGGGGCCCTGGGGCCAATGGGGCAAATGTTCAACCAGTTCAGTAATTTGGCCGGAATGCCGATGGCGCCAGGCTCCTTGGGATCGTTACCGTTTCTCGCTAGCACAGCCATGGGTGCGCTGGGCATTGGCAACGCAGTGCAGTCGCTGTTTGGCGGCCTGGGGGGTGGCATAGGCTTTAACGGGCTTGCCGCTCTTGTAGGGGGCGGGTTCAACCCAATATCAACTGCGCTGTTTGGGATTGGAGCATTGTCCTCGTTGTTTGGTGGGGCGGGCGGTAACTGTCCTTGCGATCCTAAGTGTCGCAAAGTTGCACATGGAGTCGATACGGACGGCCAGAAATTGCTCGATCCGTGTGGTGCTTTGACGAGTGTAAATGCCAATGCCTATTGTCCCACAGGTTTTTGTTTACCAAACAATGTCGGAGACGTAGCATTTGACTTGGGACTTACTCCTACTCTAGTTGGTAAAAATCTAATCCCTCCTAACACAAGTGACTTGACCCAGATGATATACGGGTCGCAGCGTCTTGTAAACATGGCGGAGAAGTTCTATGAATCTCGTTATGCGGACGAGGCGGAGAAAGAGGCGGAATTTGCTTACACGTTTGAAAACGTGGAAAAAGGGTTCAAAATGGCGGATAATAATATTACCCGCATTGAATCGGTTGAAAGGCGACTTATAGACTCCGGGTATAATACGCTGCAGAATATATTCTGGAAGCCGGGGCCAGAAACCGCTATTCTCGAGCAGCTTATAATCGATGTTAGGGAGAATTCCCAGGCCTTGCAGTCTATATACCGGTTTGTCAAAACCCTCGACCTGGTTAAAGACGGCCCGAGGATCGGTGTTAACGTTACCCCGTTAATCGGACTGGCGTTAGCTAATATTCCGGGTCTTGCTGGGCTGTACGAAAAGAACAAGATCGAGACTACTAAGATTATGGAGGGCGGTATAAGGCCTGCTCATCTTGAATGGGAGACGATGACTCCAGGCTTGGGAACTCCTGTTAAGCTCGGACTTTACAATCCGCCGCTGCCAATTGTCTTCCCCAACGAACGCACGCTATTTGACGAGGCAAGATTCCTGTCCATCTCGCTTGATTCGAAGATTGTAGACGATTTGCAAGAAAACAAGCCGCCTATCGATCAGGTGCTGTCTCCGAATCAAATCAACACTCTTAAGAATACGTTTATTCAAAGGGCGGGTGATGAGTCTCCAACAAGTGGCGGCACTGTTACACAAGATTTGCCATTGCCCGAAGGGTTTGTTATTCCGGATGGCACCGTATTCCCCGAAGGGTCTTCGCTACCAACAGGTGTAGCACTACCGTCCGGTACTTTGCTGCCTGCTGGGACCGTTTTCCCGGACGGGTTTGTATTCCCCGGGCAAGAACGCACTTCACTGTACGAAGAGTTGAAAGCGAGGGAGAGCGGAGAAACCGACTGTGAATAAGAGCCAATTGGCGAAAGAGAAATCTCTTGTCAAAGAGATGATGCTGAAAGTTGAGAGTTTGAGCCAGGAGGAGAGAAAAGAACTGCTTCGGCTAAAGTGCCGCACGGAATTTATTACCTACGCTAGAGTTATTACAAGAGAAGTCACAAACAGCGGCGTATTCGTCCCGTATAAAGTACACGAGTTAATATGTGACTATGTTCAGAATATTTGCGATGGCAATCCAAATTACAAACGAACGACTATATCATTGCCGCCTAGGAGCGGCAAAAGTATGCTTATATCTAAATTAATGCCGAGTTGGCAGCTAGGACGTAGCCCCAGCGCTCAATTCATCATGGCGTCTTATGGTCTTAAGCTCACGCACGAGAACTCCAGGGCGATATTGAGTTATATTACAAGCGATACGTTTAAATGGATATTTCCTGAATGCAGTATTAATAAAAAAGACTGTAACCTTAAGACTATGAGAACTGGTCAAGGGGGAATTATAATGTCTGCTAGTGCAGGGTCCGGCGTAACCGGCTTTGGATTCGGTGTAATTAGCGAAGAAGATTTACCAGGTATCGGCATCTTAGACGATTTACTTGAAGACGGTAATTCACTACAAGTACTTGAATCGACTTTTGCCTGGACTGCGACTCAGTTCCTTACTAGAGGTTTACCAAATAACTGTGTTATGTCGATGGGAACTAGATTCCACGTGGAAGATGTTATCGGCAGATTGCTATCAAGTGACCCGGAAGGTTGGCTAGAGCTAAATGTGCCCGCTTTGTGCCTTGATGAGGAAAACGACCCTATAGGAAGAAAGTTAGGTGAATCGCATTGGCCGGAATTTTTCCCTGTAGAAGAACTAAAAGCTATTGAAAAGCAGGACAAAAACACCTTTGAAACGCTATATCTAGGTAGGCCTAAGGGCGCTAGCGGTTCGATTTTCAAACACTCTTGGTTCGAGCAGCATGAGAAAAATCGTCAACAATACGAGTTTGTATTCGCAACTGCCGATACTGCCCTTAAAGAAAAAGAGATGAACGATTACTCGGTTGTGTGCGTGTTTGGGGTTGTTAAAAAGACAAGGAAATTACACCTTATTAATGTTTATAAAGAACATATGGAGTTTCCTGACTTGTTAAAGGTGATGCCGCTGTGGTTGAAAACCTGGAAAGTAAGGGCTATTTATATCGAGAGCAGGGCTAGTGGACTTCCTTTGATACAAATGCTTCGCAAAGAATTACAGATTCCGGTGAAGGAGGTAATCCCAACCAAAGATAAGATTATGAGGGCGAATGAAGTGGCTCCCGTGGCGGAAGACGGTCGAGTTTCGATATATTCAGAAATTCCCAAGCTCGGTGAATTAATGTCAGAGCTGTGCGCTTTTCCTTACTCAAAGAATGATGATTTTGTCGACGCTTTTGTCATGGGTTTAAGGGTGTATAGGGATGAGATTATGGGGGCGGCCAAGGCTGCCCATGGGGGATCTAGAGTTCAACTCCCCCAAATCAATCATATTGGGGGTAGTCAAAGAGTTACGGGAAGACTCGGAAGAGGGAGCTTGCCAACTCAGTATTTATAGTGCTAAAATTATTAAGCCATTACTCAGGAGATTAATCCAATGGAAAAAGAGACCTTTTTAAGAAAAGTCGTACTCTTCGTACAGCCCGGATGCCCCGCTTGCGAAGCTATGAAACCGATTTGGGGACAAGTGGCCGGAGAAGTATCTGAAGAATACCCAGAACTGCGTGTGGGCTGGGGAGAATACGACGTCACTGAAGATAACTGGGAATTTCTCGAGTCTCTTAAGCCGGGAACTTCCGGGCAAGGAACTCCAGAAATCGCTGTTTTTGACGAAGAATGCGATTTGATCGGGTTTAACGGTGAAGGCATTATGCCCGCTTCGCAACTTAAAAGCTTCGTGATCAACTCGATTAGGGGAGGCAGAGCCTGATGACCACGCAAGGTATTAATGTCGAGCTGAGAAGGGAGAGGCTTAGGAATAATTATAATCGGAGGAAGACGGAGTACGAGCGGACTCGCGATTTTCACATCCGGGAAAATATGTGGAAAGCGAGTTATGCCGCGAGAAAAGTGGCATCGTTTTCTGGTGTTCCATTTGATGAGTTGAGGTCTGTTGCCCTTGAAGCAATGGTCAAACTTTATGACAAGTGGGACCCGGAAAAAGCCAATTTCAGTACTTGGTTAAATCGCTCGTTGACTTTTCAGCTATTGAATTATTTGCGCGATAACTCGCGAATGATCAAGATACCACGGTCGTATTCAGACGCTTATATGAAGATGAGAAGGATTGTTGGCAGGAGCCCAGACCTGACCGACGCGCAGATATCTGAGGCTACCGGCCTGACCGAACATCTTATAGCCGAGACGCGTGAGGCGTTTCAAATGACGTATTTGGAGATTAACGAGGAGACGGAGATGCCAGTTGATGACGGGGGGATTGATGACGATAATCTCGCCTCGATGTTTAGCGATTACGGGGATATTATAGGTAGGCTTTCGAAACTTTCCCCAGAAGAATACACATTTCTAATGGATGTTTACATTCACAAAAGAGCTGTGTCAACTATCTACCGTAAGAACCCGGGGATTAATAGTGCGGAGAAGATTGCAGCGAAGACGGACGAGCTGCTTAGCAAACTTATGAGTGATGGGTAAGTCGATATATACGGAGATTGGCGAGCAGCAATACAATAAAAAACAGTTCGCGGAAAGATGGAAATTTATTACTTCATCTTATGAGACGGGTGTCTTTTTTAACGAAGAGGACACCCTGTTCATGAGGCAAATCTGTCTCAAGATTGAAAGGTTCAGGAAAATATTGCTAAGGCCTGGACAGTGCAAGTTCAAGCTCACAAGCAAAGAGTTTAATGGCCGCAAAGTCAAGGGTGTAGTCTTGATGACACCCACGTCTAAGTACGAAGTATGGGTGGGAAAATCGTATGTAATGTCGAAAATATTTCCGAGAACTTATGCCCCCGACCCGGCCAAGGAGAATAGAAAACTCGCGATCCGTGCCTTAAGAAATATTATCCAACCGCAAATCGATCTTTATAAAAGACGAGTCTCGGGTCAAAATGTTGTTAAATCGTCGTTGACAGGCAAGCCGATACACGGAGCGTATCATGTCGATCATGTCTATCCGTTTATACGGCTTGTCGAGGAATGGTGCCGGGACAATTCTCTAGACCTAGAGACAATACCTGTCAAATGTGTGGGTGTTACTTGTCGTCTATCTTGCACAAAGATGTCAGAAAGCTGGTTTGATTACCACGCTTTGAATGCACAGTACCAGGTGCTTGATCCGAGGGAAAACATCATCAAAGGTGCGAAGTACTATGGCAAGTCTTCGGACAATATTTGATCGAGCAGGTTAGCAACTTCTCGGGATATTGACTCAGGCAGTTCGATATTGCCCGACCTATTAAGCCATATTTGTTGCCGGGATTCTCCCGGAGAAAACATGCTGGCGACGGAGACGGACTCTCTGCCTACATAAACGTCTTGCTCCTCGCCATACCGTCTTTTTAAATACTGGACGATGGGAGAATTTTCCCCCTGCTTTTCGATCTCAACTTCGAGGGTTTTAAGCGAACTTTGTAGGGCGGAGAATAGCCTGTCTCCTGTCAAGTCCCCCTCCGCTTCGATTGTTACCGAAGCGGCCCCTAAAGCGCGTACATATTGTGAGAGGTTGTGCTCAACTTCTCGGGTGTAGCCTTCGGCTACTGTGCGGAGAAACTCACGCCTTATCTGCTCTTTTGACAGTTCATTCAAAGAGTTTTGAACGGATTTTTTTGCGGCGTCTTGCACCACGTCTTTGAAAAACAGTCCGAGAAGCGGTTTTAGAAACAACATGGTGTTATTGACACTCTAACTGGTCGAATATTTCTTGTGCGGCTTGTTGTCTTTCCGTTTCTTTTTGACCGGGAGCCCTTTCAAATAACCTATTGAATTCAAAAGCAGCTTTTTTAGGGTCGTTAGTACTGTTGAGGGCTTGCACGGTTGCAGGTCCCCCGCTGTCTGCCCCTTTTAACTCCTGGACGAACCACTGCATTTGCACACCGAAATCTTGCCAGGGCTTACCGAGTCTGCGTGCGAGATCATCCAAGCCTTTCTTTCTGTCGCACCACTGAAAGATTCCTATACAACCTCTCCCTTGGGAGTCGAGATATCGCGGATTTTTGTTGTCCGCTGCTGGGTTTAGTTCAGTTCCTTGCCTAGACTCGATAATTGCATTGCCTACAACCCCCGCATAACCCGCCTTAGTGTTTATACCGCCTTGTCGTGCCGCGTTAATGATCGCATTTACCCGACTTGCAGGGTATTTACTTCCTATATACTTGCAATTTGCTGGAGGAAATTCGCTAGTCACATTACTTGCCGCTGCCGCCTCTGTCGCCTCAGCCGTTTCTCTCGAACGTTGTAAAAACTCCCTCACCTCCTCGGCCTCTTTACAAAGTTCGTCGCAAGATGTTTTGCCATTACCCAGGTTCCAGCACAAATCTCCTAACGAGCGGATATACCCATAGTAATCGCGGTATTTGAAATTTTCCGTAACTAAGTAGTCTTCAAAGGTGGGAGGAGCCGGAACGTTGTTTACTGCTACACCCCAATCACTCACCCCAGTCACCTTCACCCTAAGGTCTCCGTCCCACCTATACTCAGCACTTTTAACGAACCATTTTGAAAATCGTTGAGGGATCCAGACCCCGGGGTCGATATTGTTCGGCCGCCCCTTCTCAATCCACTCATCGTATTTGGTTACGAACGCGAGGATCGTCCTGCCAGGAACAATTCTTAACGAGCGGGGTATTCCTTTGAACTCGGTCTCTACCGTGACGCCGACAGGGGTGGGGGAGTTCTGTACGCCTTGGCCGTACTTTGAGCCGGAAGAGCTAGATGACGAGCTTGTCTGGGGCTGATTTGAGCAGTTGGTCAACGAGCCTTCTTTGAGGTGAGCGATCAAAAGTTGCCCTTCCGGGGTATCGATAATAATATGATTTCCGTATCCACCCCCGCATCGGTCATATCTCCCTGTGCTTTTGCCACAATTAGCTTCTACTACTCTGTTAAATCTGGCCCCCCCAGTCAAACCTAAATTTGCACCTTCTCCGCCACCAATGTCAACACCGTTGTGATTCGGTCTGTCTGATGTGCGGTATCTAGAAGTAACATCAGGTGTTCCTATTTTTCTCCCACTAATTGTAACATATTTAGATACAGTGGACTCGTCTATAAAAGCACCTTTTTTACTTCCTGCCCATTCTACGTGGAGATGGGGACCACTAGAGCTACCTGTGTTGCCCAGTTGACCTAAGCATTGGCCTATAGGAGCGGAAGCGGCTGGTGGGAGTTGCGGTGCAGCAGGTGCCGCAGATCCCGGCATCCTAGCCTTCTCTGCCGCCACAGCCTTCATAAACGGGTCCATAAGCTGTTTATACAGCGCTTCCTTTTGTGCCGGGGTACCCGACTCGACAATTTTATTAACTTCATCAGACATTCTGCCCACTTCGAGGATAGTACCGCCTCTGTTCGGAATTCCTAATGGCGCCTCTCCTGGTTTCGACCTCCAGTCCTTATCAAAAGCGCCGTAAATCGAACTTAAAGTATCGTCCAGGATCCTGATTTTGTTGGGACGTGCTCCAGCCGGTACTCCGCTACTCCCGCTCCTAGGGCCGGGGACGAGGGGCGGAATTACCCCCGACCTGCCATTAGGCTCGTCGTTATGAATCTCGATCACTTGCTTTCCGGCAGAAACTGCATCAAAAGCCGTCTTGAATTGAGTCTTGGCATTGGGGGACGGTGGGTAGTAAAACTCGAGAAAATCCGCCACTCCATACGCTTGAGCATTTCTCTGCGCCCATTTCACAAGTTCGATGTTCAACGCTCTTTCATTCTCTGCCCCTGTGTCAGAAGCATCGGCGTGCCCCGCCATTACCAGCACTTTGCTCGGTTTAGTTGCGTCTGTCGGCCTCCAATTCTTAAGGCTTGCTTTAGGCGCTTCAGGGACCACTCTGCCTACAGTAGACCGCGCTGGGCCCGGACCCGTCTCGAAAGTTTTAATCCCAGCCTCTTTCTTCTCTTCGTCTGTAAGATCGAATGCCGGGATGGCGAAATTCCACACCAACGAAGGTTCGAGGGTAACAGTAGTAGTACCGGCCGATGACTTTGGAATATAGAATCGAGTATGTAGCAGTTTCTCTGGATTCGACTCTCCCAATACCTGGTTAATCGCAACTTTACTGCCCTTTTTCAAATCGCCTTGAATCGCCAGTAAATTACCCACCTCTTGATGAATAGGACGGATCGTACACTTCTTTGCCTTATCACACACTTTAAGGACGTAGTTTGTCTGTATATTAATCCATAGGGAACCGTTAACGTCCTTCGTAAAGGTTCTGTTCTCAACAAGTCCGTCTAAAAACGATATAGGAACGTTATCATTAACACCAATACCATATAAGTTCGTATTCTCTACCTTGGTGTTTTTAACGGCCGGAC